TGGCATCATGGGGTAAACATCATCAAGGTTATCCTGCCTGTCGGGATAGCCTTGATGAAAACCATTTTGTCGCCCAGATCGCTATTGTCTGGATATCACCAGAGCCACGCGACCGATGAATTGAATATCGCTGACTGAACAGTCAAAAGTGACGTCATCATCGCTGACACGGATTTTACTGACAGGAATTTTGGCAATCCTCTTGATACTGTGCATACCTTCGATATCCACCAGCCATAAGCCATCCTGAATATTGTTTCCCTGAGCATCAAGCAGATACCATGTCACGCCATCATCAACAACCAACGGGTTGTTAAGTTCTTTAGAAATCAATTCGCTGTCCAAGATCACAGGATTGGCCTCGTTCAGTTTACCTCCCGATAACTTTATACGAGGAATTGATGGCGCAATGATATCTTCCAGCCGTTCTGTTTTGCCACTCTCTCCATCCGGAAACATCTCTCCCTGACCTGTGCTTAACCACAGCAGTGAAGCGCCAGTTTCGAGATTACACTGGATGATCCAATCCGCTGGAAAGCTATCACGAAGATAGCGGTTTGCCATTGTGCTTTTGGAAACGCCCAAATGGTCACTCAGGGCTTGGCGTGACTTAAATCCATACGCGCGGACAAGACGCTCAATAGCGGGTCTTCCCCCACTATCAGCCCCCATTTTTATCTCAATATTGGTGTTTTTCATTGACAGTACAGATAATGGGTATTAGTATCCCATAAAAGTTCTTGAATTGAGATCTTTCATGAGCCCGGATTGGTTAAGCTGAAAACCATTGAGAGATATTGCATCATGAACGTCCAGATTTCAATCTTTATACTTGATATCGACAGCGATTTGGGGATGGTTTGAGGGATTCTGGGAAGAGTGCTGGGGGTAAAACGGTGAGGGAAAAAATGGCGAATACGGAAAAAGAAAAATTTGCCCAGATTAACCTCGGCCAACGGCTAGAAGGGTTGAACCATTTGTCGCGGATCAGGGCAATATACTGGGGTGACGATGAAAAAGAGTTAAACCGGTTTTTTGCTGATATGCGCGACAAAAAGGACAGTTATTACGAAGAGAACAAGCGGGCATTATCCGCCATTTTTTATTTGGCAAATATTCCGCGTGTACGCCACGAGAGTGAGCTTGAACATTTTACCCAAGAGGAAAAACAGGCTCTGATCAAAGCAATGAATCATATTAAAGTCGTTGTCAGTCAGTTTCCGAAGTACTTGAAGTTATCTAAGTAATCACATTTTTTGAACACATTTTTGTACAAATGGCATGAGTACGTCAGGCACTCGCACATCCTTAATATGGTGGAATTGATGAATAGTGGTTTTATCACTACTGAACATAACGGTGATTATCCTATTGCCAAAGGCAGACAGTCTGGCCTGTTTCAGCCAGGCATACCGCAGGGTGTGTCAATGGCTGAACGTTTATTATGGGAAGTCAACGCGGAAGATCACCAATGGCGCCACCAGTATATCGGGCAGATGCCGGATTTTCTGGCGAAGTACTTCAGCCGCCGTTATGTTGGCATCTTTAACCATTCAGGCCGCCGCGATGCGAACGCCTTTCTGAGAAGAACGGTTGGACAAAATGTCTTGCCGCGGTTGCAGTTGGTTAAGGCAAGATATTCATTCACCCATCATATATCAGGCATAACACCTTTTCCTTTTATTGAGCAATTGGAAAAGGTGGTGACATGCGATCGCAAACAGCTTTTGAAGCTCGCTCATGAAATATCTGTTTTTATTGCGGGCAACTATGAGCATTACTCCTTGCAGTCTTCTCAACAATATCAAGCTGCGCCGGTTGACAGTGAAAGTGAATTGTTCCCCCGTGTCGCTAAGTTATACCAATTACTGGCGAAGCTGACTTTACAATGTGGTACAAATCCTCCTTACTGGCAGCGTTTTAATCATGGACGTAAAGTACCGTCTGTTGATCAACTTTGTGCTGGTATGTTGCGGATGATGTCTGCCCGCTGGTGGTATTTTCGGTTAAAACGTCTGCGTGAAATCCAGTCTGAACATATGGCAATTGCGGTTGGGCAAGTACAAAAAGCCGCATCGCCTTATGTTTCGAACTATGCTTTGCGTGAATGGTTGGAACAGAAACGCCGTAACCGTGAGTTTTTCAAACATTTTGATTTGGAAAATGAGAACGGAGAACGGATTTCGCTGGCGGAAACGGTGGTTCATAGTAATGCGAATCCCGCTATTCGACGTTGTGAATTGATGGTCAGAATGCGCGGTTTCGAAGATGTCGCCGATAAAATGGGATGTGTTGGTGAATTCTATACCATCACGGCGCCGGCAAAATACCATGCGGTTCAGCATCAGGGCGGGTTTGTCAGACATTGGAACGGTGCGACGCCCCGCGATACTCAACGCTACCTGTGTGGCATATGGGCAAAATCCCGTGCCGCAATCGCCCGCGCCGGCATTAATCTATTTGGTTTCAGAGTGGTGGAACCGCACCATGACGGCACTCCTCATTGGCATATTCTGCTGTTTATGCTGCCGGAACATCAGCGGCAGGTCAGGGCGATCCTTGAGCATTACGCTTGCCAGGAAGAGAAAGCTGAATTGCAGCGCGATGATGCCAAAAAAGCGCGTTTTGATTACAGAACGATAGATCCTAATAAAGGGAGTGCGACAGGCTATATCGCTAAGTATATATCCAAAAATATTGATGGTTATGCGCTGGAAGATGAAAAAGATCATCAAACCGGGGCACCTCTGCGCGATATGGCGAAATCGGTGACGGCATGGGCGAGTCGCTGGCGCATTCGCCAATTTCAGCAAATCGGTGGAGCGCCTGTTTCCGTTTGGCGAGAACTGCGTCGTCTTGGGGAAGTGCGTTTAACGGATAACAAAGTCAATGCGGTTTTGCAGGCAGCCGATGAAGGCAATTGGGCAGCTTATATTCAGGCACAGGGTGGGCCGTGGGTTGCTCGTCGTGATCTAGTTATTCGTTTGTCTTATAAACACATCCCGTTTGGTAGCCCTTATGGAGAAGATGTTTACACCATACAAGGAGTGACATCACCATTTCTATCATGTGTGGAATTTATCTGCACACGTATTCACCAATGGACTATTGTACCGAAATTTGATGCTGCTCCGACATCAGGACATATTGTCTATAAAAGAAACACTAAATGGCCCTCTTGGAGTTCTGTCAATAACTGTACGGATGGACAGGTAGATAGGTCAATGAAGAGGTATGTAAACTACCGGATTGATGAGGATGATAAAATAATCAATATGGCAAATATTTCTGCAAAAACAGTACATAATAGGTATTAACTATCACATTTAGTCACTAGAAAAGGTAAAAACTTCTTTAATTTTTCACCCATTACGTGTACTGTACATGCATACAGTTTTTATATGGAGGCGGGTATATCAGTGGACTCTCTTATGGAATCATTGGTAGCGCAACGTATTAATTTTATTGCCAGAATGGCAACAAGTTGCGAATGCAATCATGCGGAAGACAAAGAACTGGCGTTGGTCTGGATAGCTGAGTTATCTGCACCTCATGAAAATCGACTTAATGTCCATAGAAGTGACTTAGAAAATAATTTATTGATCGAGAAAGCGTTAAGAAATTCAGGTTCAACAGACGAATAAATTTTGCAGGTGAAAATGATGAGAGTGGAGATACTTTTCGATAAACGAGCTAATGTTTCTGAATCAGTGATGTCTGCACTTGAAAGTGAACTGAAAAAAAGAATTTTACCGCAGTATCCCGATACGCATTTTAGAATTGCAGTTAGCAGCAGTAGCTCCGTAAGAGTGACAGGAACCAAAGACAGTAGTGAACATGACCAGATGATGGAACTTATTCAAAGCGTCTGGGAAGATGATAGCTGGCTGCCAGATTAAATCCGACAGAGTGTTGATATCCTTCAATGGATGACAAATTATTATAATGGATTATGTAGCACGGGGGCAGGAAATTATTACCTGCCCCCGTGCTATTTAATATGTGTTTACAACATCCGTCGATGTTCATTTGTACTATTTTCCCAACAATGCCACTTCATTGAGGTATTTCTCTGATTATTCGATCATAACTCTCCGATTTACTGATTATTTTCTGCAAAGAAAAGGAGAGTGTATGCAAGTTATCGCACAACAAAATGAGACGGTTGATGCCTTGTGCTGGCGTCATTATGGCCGAACGCTGGGGATGACGGAACGTGTGCTGTTGTCAAACCCCGGATTGGCTGCTTTTGGCGCGGTATTGCCTCATGGAACGAAAGTTGAAATGCCGGAGTTCATGCCCGCTGCCACCAAGCCGATTATCCAGCTTTGGGATTAAGGGGTTTGCATGGATAAATACAGTCACGCAACTTATGCCTGCGCCAGTATCACAGCCATTTTTTCTGGCCTTTCTTTATATGAGTGGAGTTTTCTGCTCGGGGCGTTCGCCAGCATTTCCCTCGGTATCCTGACTTATCGACTTAACCGTCGGGAGCAGATGAAACGTACCTTGATTCTGAAAAATATCCTGAAAAACATCCTAGAAAATCTGGATATCGAGTCTGCGTCGAAATCAGCCAAGATAGTCAGCGAGCTGATACATCACGCACCAAGAGAACTGTGATATGCAGGATATCAAAACCAGACTCAGTCGGGTGGTTATTGGTCTTATTATTGGTGGCGCCAGTTCTTCTGTCATTCTTTCGCAGTTTCTGGATGAGAAAGAAGGCAATCGACTGTCTGCCTATCAGGATGGCGGCGGCATCTGGACAATATGTCGCGGCGTGACGCGCATTGATGGCAAGGCAGTATATAAAGGAATGAAACTAGCGCCTGAACAATGTGATGTTTTGAACCGGATCGAAGCCGACAGGGCGATTGATTGGGTGAAAAAGAACGTCCACGTCCCGCTGACTGAGCCGCAAATTGCCGGTATTGCCAGTTTCTGCCCGTATAACATCGGCCCCGGAAAATGTTTTTCTTCCACCTTTTATCGCAAGCTCAACGCCGGCGATAAAAAAGGCGCATGTGCAGAGATCAAACGCTGGGTCTATGACGGCGGACGTGACTGTCGAAAAACCCAAGGACAGCCGAATGGCTGTTATGGCCAGGTTCTGCGGCGTGATCAGGAGGCTGAACTGGTTTGCTGGGGATTAAATCGATGAAGAAAGTACCTTTACTTGTCAGCCTTGTCATTGGGGGATGTTTTGGCTGGTGGGGACACCGTTCACTGTTCCTCAGTGAAGTGACGGGTTTGAAACAGCAACATGCTGCTCAAATTGTTACTATCAGTCAGAAAGCACATTCGGAGACGTTGGCCGCCATCCAACAGATGAAGAATGCACAGAGCCGGGTTGCTCAATTGGATGATTATTATTCAGGAAAATTAACCTATGTTACCGAAGAAAATGCCGCTTTACGCGCTGACATTGCTGCTGGTCATCGCCGGGTGCAAATCGCCGCCGCCAACCTTGCTACCTGTCAGCTCACCCAAAACCGAGATACCGGCTCCCGCAGCGTGGGCGATGAAACCCAAGTCGAACTCACTGCAAAAGCTGGACGTGCTATTTACGATATCCGAGCCGGAATCATCAGCGATCAAGCCAAATTAGATTACCTGCAACAGTATGTACTTGAAGTCGTTCGTCAATGTAAACCGTAAATATTGTCCTTCACTTAAACATCGTTCAGCAGACCCCAAAAGCCTTTTTTCACGTTGGAAAAAGGCTTTTATTCTATTGATTTTACGTGTTTTTTAAACGAGGTTTGTATGACATTTCCTACAAATCCCGTTTAATGTCTGCCCGGTTTTTTCATGGCATTCTTACGTCATGAACACACAACTCACTGAACTGCTGCGCTTAATGCGCAACCTGATCCGAACCGGCGTCATCACCCAAGTGGACACCACAAAGGGTATGTGCCGGGTTGCAACAGGCAACCTTGAAACCAACTGGCTGAACTGGTTGACATCCAGGGCGGGAAACTCCCGCACTTGGTGGGCGCCCAGTATCGGTGAGCAGGTTTTATTACTGTCCATAGGCGGAGAACTGACCACCGCCTTTGTATTGCCTGCGATTTTTTCAGATGAGTTTCCGGCGCCATCGACATCATCAGAAGCGACGCATATCCAGTTTCCGGATGGTGCAGTGATGGAATATGAACCGCAATCAGGCGCATTGACTGTGACTGGCATCAAAACCGCGACAGTGACTGCTTCGGATTCCGTTCATATTACCGCACCGGAAATCACCTGTGTCGCCAGTACCAGAATCACACTGGATACACCGGAAGTCATCTGTACACAGCTAATGAGCACGGGAAATTTGATCGTGCGCAATGGCGGCAAAATGACGGGCAATATTGAACACACCGGCGGCACATTCAGTTCCAACGGCGTGGTCGTGGATTCCCATAAACACACCGGCGTCAGGTCAGGCGGTGACACATCAGGAGGCCCCGTATGATGTATCTGGGAATGAATCGGCAGACGGGCCGAGAACTGACAGATCTGGCTCACGTCCGGCAATCCGTCAGCGATATTTTATTAACTTCCGTAGGCAGCCGCATAGCACGCCGTACTTATGGTTCGTTGCTGCCAGAACTGATCGATTGGCCACAGAACCCGGCGCTCCGGCTTCAGGTCATGGCGGCCAGCTATACCGCCATCAGCCGTTGGGAGCCACGTGTGATGCTTACGTCAATCACAATGGAAACCCGGCAGAACGGTGAAATGGTGGTGGATATTGCGGGAACTTATCATCAATCCGCCAAAGAATTTTCACTTTCTATTCCGGTGAGCCATTCCCGGTGAGGTAAGTCATGCCAACAATCGATTTAAGCCAGTTGCCACCACCGGATGTGGTGGAACCACTAGATTATGAACAACTGCTGGAAGAGCGCAAAGAAGGATTGATCTCGCTCTATCCAGAAGAACAGCAGGATGCGATTGCACGAACTCTGCAACTGGAATCAGAACCTTTGGTCAAATTGCTGGAAGAGAACGTTTATCGCGAATTGCTCTTGCGTCAACGCGTCAACGAAGCCGCCCGTGCGGTGATGGTGGCCTATTCGACAGGTAGCGATCTGGATCAATTAGGTGTGAACAATAACGTAGCCCGAATGGTTTTGAGCCCTGCGGATAACTCCACCGTACCACCGACACCAGCGCTAATGGAATCTGACAACGACTACCGTGTTCGCATCCCACAGGCTTTTGAAGGTTTGAGTGTGGCTGGGCCAGTTGGTTCCTATGAATTCCATGCCCGCAGTGCGGACGGTCGGGTTGCTGATGCTTCGGCTATCAGCCCGTCACCAGCCAATGTCACCGTGACCATTATGTCCCGTGAAGATAAAGGCGTGGCATCGAAAGAGCTGCTGGATAAAGTCGAAAAAGCGCTGAACGACGAAAACGTGCGTCCGGTGGCGGATCGCCTGCAAGTCCAGTCGGCGAGTATTGTGGAATATGAAATTGATGCGGTGCTGTATATCTTCCCGACACCGGAATCAGAACCGATCCGCAAAGCGGCTGAGCAGAAGCTGAAATACTACGTTGAAGCACAGCATCGTCTGGGGCGTGACATTCGCTTGTCGGCAATTTATGCCGCATTGCATGTGGAAGGCATCCAGCGTGTGGAGCTGAAAGCCCCGCTGAAAGATGTGGTGCTGGATAAAACTCAGGTGTCTTACTGCACCAAAACCACACTGATGATGGGAGGTTCAGATGAATGATCGCCTTCTGCCGATGGGCTCAACCCAGCTAGAACTTGCTGCGGCCAAAGCCTGTGCCGAGTTGCAGAAGATTAAAGTGCCGCTGCGTGAACTGTGGAACCCAGACACCTGTCCGGCAACGTTGCTGCCTTATCTGGCATGGGCGTGGTCAGTGGATCGCTGGGACGAACACTGGTCGGAGAGCATCAAAAGAGAAGTGATCAAAAGCTCGCTATTCCTGCATAAACATAAAGGAACGATTGGTGCAATTCGGCGGGTCGTTGAACCGCTGGGGTATCTCATTCGAGTAAAGGAATGGTGGCAGACCAATGATGTACCAGGCACCTTCCGGCTGGATATTGGTGTACTGGAAAACGGCATCACCCATGAAATGTTCGAAGAACTGGAAAAACTGATTTCTGATGCCAAGCCAGTCAGCCGACATTTGATTGGATTAGACATCAATCTGGATACACGCGGTGAGTATTACTACTCGGCAGCCAGTTACAGCGGTGACGAGCTGACGGTTTACCCCTATTTCCCAGAACAAGTAACAGTATCCGGCTCAGACGTTGTGGGTATGGGCATACATATTATTGATGACATGAGGATTAGACCATGAGTACCAAATATTTTGCGCTGCTGACGCAGCTAGGCGCAGATAAGTTGGCGAATGCTGCGGCATTGGGTACAAAAATTGAAATCACCCATATGGCCGTTGGTGATGGTGGTGGCAGTCTGCCGACACCAGATACTAAGCAGACCAAACTGATTAATGAAAAGCGTCGTGCCGCGATCAATACGTTGAGCATCGATCCCAAAAACACTAACCAGATCATCTCTGAACAGGTTATCCCTGAAAGTGAAGGTGGCTGGTGGATCCGTGAAATCGGTCTGTTTGACAAAGATGGCATTCTGATTGCTGTCGGGAACTGCGCGGAAAGCTACAAACCACAATTACAGGAAGGTTCCGGCCGTACCCAGACCATCCGCATGATTTTGATTGTCAGTAGTACCGAGTCGGTGACTTTGAAAGTTGACCCGTCTGTGGTTCTGGCAACTCGCGAATATGTTGATGACTCCATTCAGAAGCATTCGAACAGCCGTAATCATCCTGACGCGACGCTGAAAGAGAAGGGATTTGTGATCCTGAGCAGCGCAGTGGATAGCAACAGCGAAACCCATGCGGCAACACCGAAAGCGGTGAAGGCGGCGTATGACTTTGCTAATGCGGCGAATAATAATGCCAACGGTCGAGTGCCATCTGGTCGCAAGGTGAATGGGAAAGCATTGTCGGAAGACATCCATCTTAAGGCTTCTGATGTAGATGCATATAACAAAACTGAAACCGATGCACGGGTGAATGATGCCAAAGCGCAGGCGAAAGCTGCGAATGATAATGCCGATGGCCGCGTTCCAACGGGACGTAAGGTGAATGGTAAGGCGTTAAATGCGGATATTTCGCTGAATTCTGGGGATGTGGGTGCATATTCCAAAGGCGAGACAGATATTCGGGTTGATGAAGCGAAAGCGTTGGCTAATGCTGCAAACCAGAATGCGGCTAATGCAAATAATAATGCGAATACTCGTCTGGAGAAAAACCAGAATGGGGCGGATATTCCGAACAAGCCGAAGTTTGTAGAAAACCTCCATAAATTTGATAACGCTGGTCAAAATTACTGTAGTCATTCGGAATGATTTTATTATTAAAATAAAAATGATCTGTAATTCGCAACAGGGCATCTGTTGTGTCATTTTTTAAATAAAGTGGGCCATCGCTAGCCCGACCACAGAAAAATTGACGTTCCCCATTAGTAAATCCAGCAACATAGGGCACGTCCGCGTCAATTGTCAGCTGTGGACAAATTACCTCCCCGGAGATTTTCCCGCCTGTTTTGCGGTAGGCATTTTCTGCCTGTTTTTTCGTTTCCGTCAAACCGACAATTTAAAGAAATGGTGTTTTCAACAGTTGATTGCTTTTGATACTTCACATGGCTATGATTCACAAACCATATATGAGGGGCTTGTTGATACATTGGGAGTAGGAACATAGATTAAAAGTGTGAATGATAACTTGAACAATAATATTCCTGTGAGATTTTTGAATCTCAATACGTTAGAATTAGCCCAATAAAATCAGATACTGCCAAGCAGCATAGAAAAACGAGTACTCTCTCTATGAATATTTTCGACCTAAAATGCAAACTTTTCGGATGGCAAGAAACAAACTTCACTGAATACGAAAAGTCTTATTTTTCTTTTGGTGGTAACTTAGCCACTCATCCTCTCGTATTAAAATTTATCCATGAACGATATAATTTTAAAGAAAGATATTTCATAAATAAAAATAGAAATTCTATTAACACATCAATATGTGTATGGAATAATAAATACTTAGCTAATGATCCTGCTTGTCCTTTATCAAATGAAATAGGTATTGTTGTACCAAATGATGAAATAGTGATACCTTCAAGTGAAAATGCTCGTTTTCTATTACCGATTAAGTCTAAGTTCATCTCACCATTAAATTCAGAAAATATTATTAATTTAACTTTCAAACATAATGCCAAAAGATCATTATGTTTAGCTAAGCCTTTATCAGAAAAATCAAATAAAAAATACAAATATAGACTAAATAGTTTTATGAAATTTGGTGGTGAATTAGTAGATGTTCAAATATTTAGTGCGGATGAATTAACCGATTTTTATTCTCAACTTGTAGAAGAACGATGGGGGACATGTAGTTTTGATAAAGAAATGATAAATGAGTTATTTCATTTAATAAAACCTATGATTTTTGGCAATATTTTATTTTTTAAAGGCCAACCTTGCGCTTTTCATTTCATTACAAAAACTCAATTCCATCATCACACAAATATTGAATTTATTCAGGCTGGAATGGATAGTTCTGCTGAATTAGCTAAATATTCTATTGGTTCACTACTGATATGGAGTAATATATATAAAGCTGTGAATGAGTTTGATAACGTTAGATTTTCATTTGGTAGACCATCACGAGATTATAAATTAAGATGGAGTAACATTTACCCAATAGGCAGAACGATCACACTGATTTAAAATTATTTATCTTTGATACCCTAGGTAATTAAATCACCTAGGGGTCATTAGAGGAATATTTTATTTCGCGGATTAAATTTATTTATTAATCCAATAATAAATATATAGTAATTATTTAAGCTGCTCTCACTATATATAAAAATGCAACGTTACGAGGACGTGTTTCTTTACCACCACTATTACTAACTGGATATTTTTTTCTGCCGTCCTCAGAACCAGTTCCAAAGAAGTCTCCCCATACTGAGTTACCTGTTTCGTTCCTTATAGCTTCAAATTCATGATTGTGGGATCTAAACTCATCTATCTGCCATGATAGTGCCTTACGCCCAGAGTCAACATTACGCCCTGCGTCCAAACCACGAATAAATTCACCACGTAGATCAGGTAATACACCGGATGGATACGCTAATGCTAATTGAGGACACTTAGCTTTATCAAAATTTTCGCCATTACAAATTAAATAACCAGGAGGTGGTGTTTCTTGTGGCCATGGTAAAGGAATACCAACAGGAATATTATTGGTGCTAGCTATGTCATCAGTTGTCGCTACAACCCCATCTTTTTGAGGGAAACGTAATACCCATTGATTTTTATCATCTTTATTACGTTGAACAAAATAGATTCCTTTTCCATCTTGAGTTGTTTCTAACAATATATAGTCTTTAGTATTTTGATGTAAAAATTGAATCCTTCCAAATCCAGTATGTTGGATGGTATGTCTTAAATAAGAATTTATTGCACCAGGACAATATAGCTCTCCATTTTTAGATAAAAGCCATTCCCCACCACCATCATAACCATTATTGATATATATTCCATCGCCACCTTTATCTTTATATATCCATGCCCGTGCTTTCCCATCATTATCAGTTAGTGCAAAATGCTGTCTGACATCCCCTTGAGATGCAACCATGCCTGTAGCTACTAATGCACCATTTAGTTTTCCACCTGTTATCGGATAAGCATTCTTGGCTAGATTGATAGTTTCCTTATAATGTGAATCAAAATTTGAATAATCTTTCAAATCAATCTTAGCAACGTCTAACGTACCATTAGGGAATAGATTCAACGCTCGCTCATTATTAATGTTGATTCCGTAGCCCAAAATATCTGTACTACCACCACGAACAACTCCAGTTTGAACTGAGTTAGTATACCACTCGTATTGGGAGTATGATGCGAGTTCTCTTGCTGGCCTTCCTTCTTTGCCTGCTAAAGATACTAACATGGCTTTATTCTGTTCTGTTGGTACAGTTTCTATCTGTCCAAATGAGAAATTTCCCACATATCGACCACCGTTGGCTGATACAGCATTCTTGGCTTTTTCGACGGTTTCCGTCAAACCGAGAAATACGTTTATTCCCGTTCCGTCCTGCTGAATTGCCCGCTGGCTGGCATTATTGCAACGGCGAAAAATATCATATCCAATCGACGATTGGCATAGCATTAGAGAGATTATCATCCAGCTATAGAGCTGATTTCAGAATCATCAATAGCAGCAACTATATTAATTTACCCAATTTTTATTCGAGCGGGCGCGGATTATTCATGCGCCCGTCAACCTCACCTGGTCAAATTGTCCCTGATTCATTCCGTGCTCACTCACACCCTGACGTTGTCAGCAGTATCAGCAATGATCGAGTTAATTATGACGACAACACGGCTGTGGCTTGGTTTCGTTCTATCACCAGTCGTTGGGCAGGCCATAGCAGAGCTGAGGCTATGACTGGCGGAACAGAAACAGCACCAGTGAATATTGGTATGACCCCGGCTATATTTTTGGGAGTATAAAATGAAAAATTATTATTTTGATGAAACGGATGTTCATCACCCGTTTACATTTATTACAGATGCAACTCCGGGGTCATTCCCACCTGATAATGCCGTCAGAACTGCGCCACTGACACGTACAGGTCATTGGCCGTGCCTGATTGACGGTGAATGGCGGTTGTTGCCTGATAATCGGGAGAAAATTATTTACAGCATAATAACACTGCAATCAATCCGGTGTCAGGAGATTCTCATTCCTGATGGGTATACAGAGCTAGCACCCCAAACAGTATTTGATAAATGGGACGGCCAACAATGGGTAACGGACACTGCCGCACACCAGGCGTATGAAATACAACAAACGGAATATGAAAAAAGGCAATTACTGAGTTCGGCAACAGAAAAAATTGCTATCTGTCAGGACGCCGTTGATTTAGGTATCGCTACCAATGCAGAGAAATCCGCATTAACCGAATGGCGTCAATACCGGGTGCTGCTCAATCGAGTTGACTGTACGACTGTACCCAATATCCAATGGCCGGAGCAGCCGAAGTAATCACAGGGGCAGTTTGCCCCTAATATCTATTCTGATTCAGATGCTTTTCTCTGTCGTTGATTCCAAATGGAACTCTCTGGCATCTGAACACGAACGTCTAATCGACAACCCTCTGGAATATCACAAGGTTCACTATCTGCATAATAAACCTGCTTACCTTCCACTATATTTTTTACCCGCCAGTTCTGGAACCGTTCAGGCAAATGGACATGCTGGCGGTGGAAAGTCTCAATCGTAATGCTACCATCTTTCTTCACTTTGTCATCAATGTAAACCAGTTCCAGTCCATTGTTATTTTTCGGTGATGAAATGCCACCATGTAATCCCCACGCCCCATCGGCGTTATATCCCAGTATACCAAAAATCTGATAATGACCGATACCGAGCTTAGTAACAATAGCGCCTTGTGATTCGTCATTAGTTGTTAATGTGCCATCGGGATGGATTTCCACTATCGGAGAAGATATTTTGAGATTTCCATTAACATCCGGTTTAGCATTCATATCATCCCAAAATTTACGGGTAATTTTAGAATGAGAATTTATATAATCTGTACGATATGTATCGCTTCTATGCATAAAAATTAAGCGATGACTCCATACATCGTCTACCCCTTCACTTGATGTACCACTTAAGTTGCTAAATCTTAACTGAACTCCAAACTCAGGTGATATGCCATATCTATTGAGGAATGGAGCATCAGGTGTAAACCCAGAACAACCATTGTATATATTTTCCCATCCATCCAGATTAGTAAGACGCATTGAATCATTAATTGATGCTGCTCCCACATCCTGAGCATTCAAATTAACATCTGCAGTCAATGCCTTCCCGTTAATTTCCCGTCTATTGGGAACGGCATTTTGGGCTTGATTTCTAGTTTCCGCCAAACCGAGGTTTAGTGAAAATCATTCCCAAAACCAAATAAAGCAATGCTCAATTACATCATCAAAAAATTATCAACATTTACAGTTTATTATCTTAAAATTTCAACAGTCACTTTTCACGCCTTCTGATGAAGGTATAGTTGAGATGGATTTATTACTGATAAGTCATGTTTCATAAGAGTGTGTTTGATATTTAAATAGTTACCGATAATTTTTGAACAATCATTGATAATCCCTTAAATTAAATTGAATATTGCACTTCAGAATTGAATCCAGATATCCAATCCTGAATTGCATCGCTTTGATCTATAAATATTTCTAAAGTTAACTTAAGATCTTACCTTGATAACTTGATAACTTGATAACTTGATAACTTGATAAAAAATATACTATTTAATTAATCAATTTTTTATGCTAAAATACTAATTTTATAACAACATTAAGTAAATAATTAATATGAATAAGTATTTGAAAATATTAAAAAATAAATTATTTTATCATGTATGCAAATTATTTCCTGAATTCGTAACAAAATTAATTTATAAAGAAAGATTAAATAAGAAACTTAATCTAGAAAAACCAGTAACATTTAATGAGAAATTACAATGGTTGAAATTAAATACATATAAGGATAGTAAACTTGTTACCAAATGTGCTGATAAATTTTCTGTTAGAGACTATGTGAAAGAAAGAGGTTGTGAAGAAATATTAATCCCCATATATGGAGATTGGAATAAAGCTAGTGATATTGATTGGGGTAAATTACCAAGCAAGTTTGTCATTAAATGTAATCATGGCGCAGGCTATAATATAATATGCAAAAATAAAAATTTTATAAATACAGAGGATACAATTAAAAAATTAAATATTTGGATGGAAGAAGACTATTGGCGCAAAGCTGTAGAGTTGGTATATAAAGATATACCAAAAAAAATAATATGTGAAAAATTCATTGAAACATCAAAGGGTGCATTGCCTTATGATTATAAGATATTTTGTTTTAATGGTCAGCCAGAATTCGTTATGATTTGTACTGAAAGAGAATCAAATAAGCCAAAATTTTATTTTGTGGACAAAAATTGGCAGCTTTTACCCTATGGTGTAGATTATCTTGATGCTAATATTACCAAACTAGAAAAGCCTCAAAATTTTGAAAAGCTATTCTACTATGCTATGAAATTAGCCCAACCATTTCCATTTGTACGAGTTGATTTATATCTAAATGATGGTGTCATAAATTTTGGAGAACTTACTTTTATTCACTCAGCTGGAATGGATAAAGAATTAAATAATGAAAAACATAAAAATATTGATAAAATTATTGGTGATTTTGTTAAATTAGACTTAAATAACAAACAGCCCATTTAATTTAAAATATAACATGTTTTTTTACATCAAGTACCAATTGGAAAAATTATGAATAAAAACGAGCTAGCAATATCAGTGATAATGTCCGTTTTTAATGGAGAGGAGTTTTTATCTGAAGCAATAAACTCCATTTTAAATCAATCAATTAATGATTATGAATTTATTATAGTTAATGATGCTTCAACTGATAGAACTACTCATATTCTATCGGAATTCCAACGTAAAGATAAACGAATAAAAATAATTAACAATATTGAAAACATTGGGCTTGCTAGATCTTTAAATGCAGCTATATTGGCAGCCAAAGGGAAATTTATAGCTAGAATGGATGCTGACGACTTCTCATTCCCTGGTAGATTACAAGCCCAATATCAATACATGGTTAATCATCCGGATACTATAGTCTGTGGTACAGCAATGAGTATATATGAGGAAGTTAATAATAATAAGACACCACCATTGAGTCATGAAAGAATAATATCTAGTATCATATTTGATTGTCCATTCTATCATCCCACGGTAATGATGCGAAAAGATATTTTGCTAAATTTAAATCCTATATATCCTGAGGATTACAAAAAGGCTCAAGACTATGGTCTATGGGTTAAATTATTTTTAATATCAATTAATAAAAATTACAAATTTATAAATTTACCTGATGTATTATTAAAATATAGAACACATCCAGAAAAAAACAGAATAAACTACTATAATGAGCAAATGTTTTACGCAGCTATGTCTCAATTTAAATTAATGTCTGCTTTAGGCATTAAAATAGATCTTGATAGCATTATCAAGATGAATTCTTCAGATAAATTATCAATAGGTGAAATCATTAAATTAAATAAAGCGTTAAAAACGATAGCTCCAAAGATAATATTTTTATCGTCAATTGAATACAAAAAATATATTTATGAAATTTTGATTTTAAAAAAATTTAAGTTATATTCTAGAGTTAGAGTTAATAGTGTATTGGGTGTTTTATTGAAGGTTTACTCTAGGTTATTATATCTCACTAATAGAAAAAAATAAAATCATTACTGTAAATAATATAATATAATATAATATAAAGTATTGCTAATATAATAATTTGACATCTATATATTGAGGCTTGCCATGATACCTATATTATCTATCATTGTTACTGCACATAACTTTGAAAGTTTTATATACAATTGTTTAGCTAGTATAAAAAAATGTATTGAATCTTATTCTAGACATGAGGTTGAAGTAATATTAATCGATGATAAATCAGTCGATAAAACATCTAATATTATGATAGAATTTGCAAATTCAGAGAAAGGCTTCAAGTATCTCAGAACTGAATTTGGAAATATTGGAAAGGTAAGGAACTTTGCTATTCAGAACAGTAATGGTCAATATATAACATTTATTGATGGTGATGACACTATTCCTAAATTCGATATAGCTAAAGTAATAGATTTTTTAGTATCTCATAAAGTTGACATTCTGATCTCTAGAATAAATGATGTGAATAAGGAGTCTGATTATGTTGGTCAGTCAATTTTTGCATCTCCATCCAAACTAACACAGCACAAAGCCATACAAGAATTTTTAATTCACAAAAAATTTCAAGCACATTTATGTAGTAAATTCTTTAATAAAGATTTATTAAAGAATTTAAATATCCCTGAGGTTCCTTGTTATGAGGATGCTTTAATTTTTCCCGATCTTTTAATAAAGAGCAAAAATATTTTTATAACAAATTCTATCTTTTATAATTATATAAAACGCAGCAATAGTTTATCAAATGAAATTAATAATTATAAAGCAGACATTATGGCTGATGTAATTTTATATATGAATGAAAAGTTCGATGGTAAGTATCGAAATCTTGTTGCAACACATGCTGTTGAGCATATTTTGAAGAATGAAAATCTATTATCCTATGAGAAAAAATTAAATCTTAAAAGATTAATCAAAGACATCAACAAAATCTCATATTTTATTGATCCTCATGTGAGATTTAGCTTCAAGAAAAAACTATTAAAATTGTAAAAAATTTTTGTATAGCAAATCGTTAAGGCTACTGACAAAGTGCTGGTTTTATCCGGCACTTTGCTTTTATCAAATTTTATTGACCAATTTTGAATCTGAAGTGACTTCTGAATTATCAAAATTACAGACTGTAAGCGTTGATAATTTCTGTAAAAAATTGTTAGAACCGACATTCCGCACTCAATTCAGGAATAAAAAGACTCATAGTATTGCCCTAATATTTTCAGTAACGCATTTTTATAGGGTTGCATTCCTATCACCATCCGGTGTTCTTGGAATTCGAAGGTGCTAATTCCTTCAAAAGTCAAAAAAAAACCAACGGTCCGTAAGGATTCAGTCGGTTGATTTTTCATATCCGGATAAAATGCGGCGTTTTGTTTTAGCCCAGTGCGGATTTTATGCTCTAGGGCGGCATAAACCATTAGGTTACACGTCATGACCATCAATAAGGCTTTTATTCGTTCTGGTTTTTTCAGGTACAGGGAGGACGTCAGAAATTCAGGGCTTTTCAGAAACTGGAAGCCACGCTCCACCTTTTGCTGAGCTTTGTAATTGGCGAGTAATGCCCCATATCAAGCAATTCATTGTCAATTTCATTGGTGGCAAAATGAACATACCCACCTTGGGCTTAGCATAAGCAGCTTTATCCTGTTGGCTGTAAGTCCGGCCTGAGAGCTGATAATGAACTTGAGGTTGCTTATCTTTCCCCAGACGTCCATGTCCTTCATAAGTGGTGATTTTCTCTGCCCCTGGGGGGGATCAATACCGATAAACTAGCATCCGGACTCAAAATCACGCAACGCTTGCAAGGCATCCGCCTGACAGGCAAATGCTTTTTTGCACAGTTTTTCAATTCTTTTTCAGTCGACTTGAGCGTGTTTTCCTCAAAAGCCTGCCCCTCACGTTAGTCTGCAGCTTCACTGCAAACTAACAACCATCGTTGTGGAACACCGCCATAACATGACTCCATCCAACCGCCTGCATAACCGCCGCTAAACGCGTGTAGCTAGTTGGAATTCACCGTCAAAAGCTGCTGTTTTGCTTCCCTGATGGTTAAGGCACACGAGTAATAAGTTTTTGTTGTTACTGATGAAATGACGCTATTGATGCTTCAGTATAAAGAGCGGCATCGGCAACAAAGTAACGGCTGTTTTGAGCCGCTCTTAGGCACCGAATATGGTTTTTGGTCACTTCAGCGAAGGCTTTTGCCTCATTGGTATTCCCGCTCATCGCCTGCATGTAAAAACCACCGTCAGAGAAGGTGGCTTTTACTAATATTGGGGTGTATTAGAGCTAGTCTAAATGTATCTATTCTACTCGAAACCATCGGTTTGGCGGAAACCAAAAATCAGGCCCAGAACTCAGTGCCCAATTCACGGAAGGTGAATGGGAAATCGCTGGTGAATGATGTCACACTGAATTCAGAGGATGTTCAGGGAGAGCCCCGTTTTAACCAGACGATAGATCTAACGGGTTTGAGTAGTGATCGGTATTATCCGGTATGGTGGAGATTTCCGTTGAATGAGCATGGAGCTAATTCATGGCTGACAATACACCGTAATTACGCCGAGAATCGGGAGAATAAAAATCCATTTGGGAAAGATGTAACTCATTTAGCTGGGCTAGAGGTACAAATAGAAGGAAGCGATACACTCTGGGGAGGAGATGCTCACTACTTGAATATAAAACGGATCAATCAACGTTATCGCAATACAGTCAAAAAGATTCAGTATGGCATGATGAGTATTGCGAGGTCTGTTGATGGTAAGTACCCTCTATACTATGATTGGAAATCTGGCGATATCACAGAATGCCGTGTATATAGTGGATGTTATTTACGAGGAGGATTAACCTATCATGTTACTAGTAATTTCAATAGTTTAGATTATTCTCGTAAAGAAGATGAAGTAGAAATATGGCATAGCGTGAGTGATTCTGATAAGCGGGAGATTAAATGGACGGTTAAATCTTATGCTATTGATGACCCGCTATTAGGAAAAGATTATGATGATACAGTAACGCCTTACGGATCTAGTATTACAGATATGCTATATCCTGTAGGAATAGTTGTATGGTTTGCTCAGAATAAAAATCCCAATACTCTTTTCCCTAAAACGCAATGGAAATATATTGGTGAAAATAAAACCATTCGTTTAGCTAACCAAAACGGTTCCGATGTACTCTCTGTCGGTGGAAATGATTCAATAACACTTACAGGTGCACAAATTCCATCTCACAATCACCAGTTTAACGCAACTACCAGCAGTTTTGATTATGGAGCTAAGACTACTAATTCTAGTGGAAATCATTTTCATGATAGTGGCTGGGGGGAAGCATATGCAGAAAGTGCCCGATATGGAACTTATGATAACACGAGAAATAATGTAGGTTCAGGCGAGACTGATAGCGATAATTATAAGTATAAAACCAGTACTGATGGTGCTCATACTCATACAGTGCACATTGGAGCGCATACTCATTCAATTTCAGGTACAACGGGAAATTCTGGTAGTAATTCGGCTATCAATATAACCAATTCGTATATTATGTTAATGGGAGGTTTTCTACAATACCTAGTCCCAACGATTTGACACTAAAATCTCTCCCCATATACCTTGAAAACCAAAAAACAACGTCTCAAATAAGCCACTTTTGGCTATCAAAAAATAACCAAAATAACAATTTACCTATAAAAATGTGAATAAGTATAAATAATGAACTTATTGTCGTGTGAAAAGCACTCAACTTGAGTATGTTATTTGATTAATCTGGATTTCTATCCAACAACACCTGTAAATATCCTCAAAAACATCCTGAAAATTAATATTTATTCATTTAATATGTTGATTTAAAACAAAAATATCAAAATACATTTGTATCCACTACCACACATTTCCCATCGAATGATTTCCCCCACCCAATCCGTCAATATAGCGGCACACCTTAACAGGAGAACGCTAAAATGGCACAAGATTATCATCACGGTGTCCGTGTACAGGAAATCAATGAAGGTACTCGCACCATCACCACAGTTAGCACAGCTATCGTGGGTATGGTTTGTACTGGTCCTGACGCAGACGAAAAAACATTTCCATTAAACACTCCAGTTTTGATTACTGACGTTATGAGCGCCAGTGGCAAAGCAGGGAAAAAGGGAACTTTGTACTCATCACTGAAAGCGATTGCTGATCAGGCTCAGCCTGTCACCGTCGTTGTTCGTGTGGCTGAGGGCGAATCTGAAGAAGTAACCGTTTCTAACATCATCGGTGGTGTCACTGATGCAGGTAAGAAAACGGGTATGCAGGCACTGTTGGCGGCGCAAAGCCAGCTCGGTGTTAAGCCCCGCATTCTGGGTGTTCCGGGTCTGGATTCAAAAGCAGTTGCGATTGAACTGGCCAGCGTTGCTCAGAAGCTGAAAGCAATGGCGTATGTCAGCGCTTATGGCAGCAAAAATATCTCTGAAGTCATCAAATACCGCGACAACTTCAATCAGCGTGAGCTGATGCTGATTTGGCCGGATTTCTTGAGCTGGGATACTGTTTCCAATAGCGAGTCTATCGCTTATGCGACCGCTCGTGCTCTGGGCCTGCGTGCCAAAATCGACGAGGAAACTGGCTGGCACAAAACACTGTCCAACGTGGGTGTTAACGGTGTAACCGGTCTGTCTGCTGACGTCTTCTGGGATCTGCAAGATACCGCAACTGACGCTGATCTGTTGAACAAGAGTGGCATCACTACGCTGATCCGCAAAAACGGCTTCCGTTTCTGGGGCTCCCGTACTTGCTCTGATGACGCACTGTTCCAGTTCGAAAGCTACACCCGTACCGCTCAAGTTCTGGCTGACACCATGGCTGACGCACATATGTGGGCAATCGACAAACCACTGACACCATCACTGGTACGCGACATTATCGAAGGTATTAATGCCAAGTTTCGCGAACTGAAATCTGGTGGTTACATCATCGATGGCCGTTGCTGGTATGACGAAAAAGCCAACGACAAAGACACGCTGAAAGCAGGCAAACTGACCATCGATTACGACTATACACCTGTACCGCCACTGGAAAACATGATGTTACGCCAGCGCATTACAGATAGTTACCTGATGAATTTCGCTAAAAGTATCAATAAATCAGGGGCTAACTGATGGCATTACCTCGCAAACTTAAATACCTGAATTTGTTCAATGATGGCAACAACTATCAGGGGATCGTGGAAGAACTGACTCTTCCTAAGTTAAGCCGCAAGCTGGAAGCTTATCGTGGCGCCGGCATGAACGGCAGCGCAATGGTGGATCTGGGTCTGGATGAAGGTGCATTGGATGCGGAATTCACTCTGGGCGGTATTGAATCTCAACTGTATAAGCAGTGGGGCATTGCGACAGCAGATGGCGTTATGTTGCGCTTTGCTGGTTCTTTTGAGCGCGAAGATACCGGTGATGTGGTTGCGGTTGAAGTTGTGATGCGTGGTCGCTTCCAGGAGTTTGATCACGGCACTTATAAACAAGGTGATAACTCTCAGACCAAAATCACCGCGAAAAACACTTATTTCAAACTGACATGGGATGGCGAAGAGCTGATTGAAATCGACACCATCAACATGGTTGAGAAAGTGGGCGGAGAAGATCGTCTGGAGCAGCATCGCCGCAATATCGGTCTTTTTTAATCGCTTTTTTAGCAATTAGATTTTTTAAAACTTATTTCCTGTCTCATCGGAGTTTGAACCATGCCTGCTGGGACAGGTTTTTAATCGGATAAACAAGGTTGAACCATGACAGAAACACTGAACACTCAAAATGACGATCTGCGCACCATCGAATTGGAAGCTCCATTGGCGCGAGGTAACGGCGAAATCACGGAAGTGATGGTACGCAAACCTACCAGTGGTGCGTTGCGCGGTGCACGTTTACAGGCGCTGCTGGAAATGGATGTGGATTCTATGCTGCTTGTCCTGCCGCGTGTTACCACTCCTGTATTGACCAAAAATGACCTAATGATGATGTCACCTGGTGATCTGATTAATCTCAGTGTGGAGGTGGTCAATTTTTTGTTGCCGAAGTCGGTCAAGTCCGATTCCCAGAACAATTAACCGTTGATGAATTGGTGGCGGATATCGCCACCGTTTTTCACTGGTCACCGGCAGTGACAGATGAAATGTCATTGTCGGAACTGTTGGATTGGCGACATCGGGCCATTTTAAGAAGTGGTGCAGAAAATGAGTAATATACAGTCACAGCTAAACAAGGTGCTGAGTACCGTTGGAAAGCTGACCGGTTCCTTTAAATCTTTTCAACGGCATCATAAAAAGCTGGAAAATTCAGTCGATAAAATTCATAACCAGTTCAAAAAACTCAATAAGACCGTTGAGAGCTTGAAGCCTATCGTGGGTTATGCGCAGGAAACTGCGCGTATACGCACCGATCTTAAAGCCTATAATCAAACAATTAAACAATCTTTATCTGCGCGGCAGAATTCGACAAGAACGATGCAGGTTAGTGCTGCCAGTCAATCAGCTAATATTATTCAAACTACCCAGATTATCAAACAGGAAAATTCATCCAGTAAAAAAAGCGAATTTAATCTTGGTGTAACGGGGAATATGACTAACAATTTTACATTGTTAGATAAGTTGGTCATTAATATCAATCCAAAGATAACAATTTTATTTAGTATTCTGAATAAAATTAATGCGGTTTTGAATGTAACTACTGGTGCAGTAAAAGTAGTATTTCAAACTTTGGTTGGTTATATACAACTATTTGGAAATGTTGGTATAAAAACATTCGACTCTTTAAGAGTCAGTTTGAATATATTTACGCAGTTGGGTATTCAGGCTTTTGTATCTTTAAAAGTTAGTCTGAATATTTTTGCGCAGTTGGGAATTCAAGCTTTGGTGTCTTTAAGAGTTAGTTTGAATTTATTTGCACAGTTAGGAATCCAGGCACTGGATAAATTAAAATCCAGTCTGGATGCATTTGCACAGTTGGGGCTTAAAGCTTTTGAAGAATTAAAAGCCAGTCTGAATTTCTTTGCACAATTAGGTGTTCAGGCGCTGGATAAATTAAAATCCACACTGGATGCATTTGTGCAGTTGGGAATTCAGGCCCTGAATAAATTAACCGCTCCCCTGGATGTATTTGCGCAGGTGGGAACTCAGGCGCTGGATAAATTAAAATCCACACTGGATGCATTTGTGCAGTTGGGAATTCAGGCCCTGAATAAATTAACCGCTCCCCTGGATGTATTTGCGCAGCTGGGAACTCAGGCGCTGGATAAATTAAAATCCACACTGGATTCATTTGTGCAGTTGGGTGTTCAGGCACTGGATAAATTAACAGCTCCCCTGGATGTATTTGCTCAGTTGGGACTTAAAGCTTTTGAAGAATTAAAAGCCAGTCTGAATTTCTTTGCTCAGCTGGGCGTTCAGGCGCTGGATAAATTGAAATCCAGTCTGGATATATTTACTCAGGTTGGTGTTCAGGCTCTGGAAGAATTAAGAGCCAATCTGAATAAATTTGCGCAGGTGGGTATTCAGGCTATGGAGAATTTAAGAGATGGCTTGAAGGTATTCGCACAATTGGGAACTGAGGCTTTAGAAGCGCTAAGAGCCGCCATGGATTTTTTTGGTAAAACCGGAAACAAAGTTTTTGGCTCACTTAATGATGGTGCTGATTTGCTATCTAACAAAGGAGGTCAAGATACTTTTGGAAACCAAAGAAAAGGCTTGGGAATATTAGGGAATATTGGTCAAAAAGTTTTTGGTGTTTTGGGTAATGGTATAAATATTCTGGCAAATGTTGGTGTAAAAGGCCTGTCTTTTTTAAGTAGTACTTTCCGTGTATTAGGAAAATCAATAATGTTCATTGGTCGGGCTATGATGGCGAACCCGATTCTTGCCATTATTGGTGTTATCGCAATGGCTGCTATTTATATTTGGCAGAATTGGGGAACGTTGGGGCCAAAATTCACAGCCTTGTGGGAAAGCATCAAGAATGTCTGTAGCAATGCATGGCAGGGAATTAAAGACATAGTCAGTGCCGCATGGGAAGGTATCAAGAACTTTTTCATGAATGGGGGACTGATCGGCATTATTTACCAAAACTGGGATGCCATTAAACAAAGCGCCTCAGAAGTTTGGGAAGCGATTAAAGCCTTATTAAGTGAGAAATGGGAATCTATTAAACAAAGCGTTCTTGCCACTTGGGAAAATATCAAAGCCCAAATTAGTGGTGCTTGGGAATCCGTTAAACAGAATACTTTGGAAATCTGGGAAAGCATCAAAAAATCAATTTCAGATAGATGGAATGAAATTGTTAGTGATGTTCAAGCTATTCCAGAGAAATTAAAGAAAGCGGGTTCGGATATGATCGACAGCTTGTTAACGGGTATTCAAGAAAAATGGGAAGCTTTGAAGGGTAAAGTTTCCTCTATTACTGACATATTCAAATCGTGGTGGTCAGGTGATGATAAAAAGGAAGTAGCTGTAAAAGCATCAAAGGAAATAACTAATAGCGAAACTACGCAACAAGCAGCACAAGTTACTAAACATGATACAGGCGGATCTATTTCAGCCGGAAAATTCGGCATTGTGGGGGAGCGTGGCCCTGAAATTATTAGCGGCCCAGCCAATGTAACCAGCCGGAAAAATACGGTAAAACTCGCTGCTGTGGGATTTGCCGTTAGTTCAATGTCTTTGCCTATTGCCGCACAGGATGCACCGTTGCATGCGCAAAGTCTGCCTGCTCACACTTATGAGGCTGTTCAGGCGAAGAAGGAACGAAGCCTGCCACCGCAGTCTAGCGGGGCACCACAATATAACATCTATGTCTATGGCGCTCAGGGACAGTCCGCGCAGGATATTGCCCGTGTGGTCAGGCAGGAATTGGAACAACGGGAACGTATGCAGCAAGCCCGTATGCGTAGCTCACTTTCTGATAGAGGAGAAGATTTCTCATGATGGCTGCACTTGGTTTATTTGTTTTTATGTTGAAAACAACGCCATACCAAAGTTTCCAATATAAACAAAGTTGGAGACATGCCTTCAATAGCCGTGTGGGAGCACGGCCTGCATGGCAATTTATTGGTTCAGATAATGATACGATCACGCTATCGGGGGAACTTTATCCTGAACTGACAGGCGGTTCTCTTTCACTGTTTGCATTGAAATTGATGGCAGACAGCGGTAAGGCATGGTCTTTCATTGATGGAAGTGGCGCAATTTATGGAATGTTCGTTATCGAAAGCATTGATGAGACAAAAACGGAATTTATGTCGGGCGGAGCGGCCAGAAAAATCAGTTTTACACTGACCTTACGGCGCGTTGATAACAATTTGTTTGAAATGTTGGGTGATTTGCAGGATCAATTATCTGATATAAAAGGCAAACCACCTAAATCACTGGATAAGCCTTCTGGTCTTACGAGAAAGGCCATAGGTGAAATTAAGGAACATCCTAATGCTAGATCTTAAACAGAGGATACCAAACACAGATTGGATTCCCCAATTTGATTTGGTCACTGGTAAAGAAGGTGCGCCAGCTTTTCGGTTGGAAACTAATAAGAAGGATATTACAGGGAAAATCCAATCGCGTTTAATGTCTTTAACGCTGACGGATAACCGCGGTTTGGAATCAGACCAGCTCGATATTGAGTTGGATGATGCGGATGGAAAACTTATATTTCCTTCCCGAGGCGATATTCTAGAATTGGAATTGGGGTGGCATGGCGACTCCTTAACCCCAAAGGGAAAATTTGTCGTTGATGAAATTGAACATACCGGTGCGCCTGATCGGCTGACAATTCGTGCCCGCAGTGCTGATTTTCGAGGTGATCTGAATGTTAAACGCGAAGAGTCTTACCATGAACACACTTTAGAGAGCATTGTGAGTACGATTGCTGCGAGAAACCAACTGACATTTAAAATCAGCGAGGAATTGAAGGGTATCTCTATGCACATCGATCAGACCAATGAATCTGACGTGAGCTTTTTGACACGGGTGGCAAAGCAGGAAGGGGCGATTGCTTCGGTCAAAAATGGGGAGTTGTTGTTTATCCGCCAAGGACAAAATAAGACCGGGAGTGGTGAGAATATTCTGCCTGTGCTGATTACTCGTGAATCAGGAGATAGTCATCGATTTTCTCTGTCTGACCGTGAAGCCTATACCGGTGTTGTTGCCCAATGGCAGGATACACGAACAACCACTAAGCAGACGGTTAAATTGAAGCGGGTAGAATCAAAGAGCGGGAAAGTTGAAATTATCATTGAATATGGAAGCAGCGAGAACAAATCATCGGGCAAGGGAAACGCTAAAAAAGACAAAAATCCTGTCCAAAAAGATGAAATTCCTGTTCAAGAAGATAAAAATCTTATCCCAAAAGAGAAATATTCTGCCCAGAAAAAAGAATCCTTAACCTTTAAAAAGGAAAAAGATCGTAAAATTGAGTCTTCTCGTGAAGTAATCTCCACTAAACCTGCTAAGACTGGTGTGGTCAATCTGGAGAAGAAAAAAGGCGTCGATTTGACGAAGAAAAGCCATAAAACAAGTCACAAAACAAAAGTAAAGGATAAGCCCGATTACATTAAAAAGGGACAAAAAGAAAGTAAAAGAAAAAACAGAGATAACAGAAATATCGATAGAGAAAAGAACATCGATATTGGGGGAAGTCTATCTTCTGAGAAGCAGAGCAAATCAACGACTGAGCATCATCAAACAACAAAGGTACAGAAAAAGTCCGAAAACTATCTGGTGGGAGCTGAGGAAAATGTTCTGACACTCTCCCGTGTATATTCTAACAAGGAAAATGCGGAACGTGCTGCCAAAGCTGTTTGGGAAAAGATGCAGCGGGGGGCTGCGGAGTTTTCTATCGCCTTAGCAAAGGGACGCGCTGACATTTACCCTGAAACACCCGTTCATATTGAAGGATTTAAGCCGGAAATTAATGGGACTAGCTGGACAATCATCAAAGTCACCCACAATCTTAATGACAGTGGCTTTACAACATCGTTGGATCTCGAACTTAAAATTGATGATTTTGAAATCAAAACTGAGGATGTCAAAATAAAAGCTTGATCTCAATATGAGATCTTTGGTATATTGTTCACCAGACGAGATAGTGTTATTTCGAGACAGTTATTTCAAGAAAGGTGAACAATATGATTAAGTGTCCTCTGTGTGGTCAGTCAGCGCATACTCGTAGCAGCTTCGAGCACTCAAGCCAGACAAAGGAGCGTTATAACCAATGTCAGAATATCAACTGTGGAGCAACGTTCGTCAGCCATGAAACGTTTGTGCGTTTTATTGCTAAGCCAGGTGACGTCGAGAATGTCACGCCACATCCAAGGGCGAAAACGAAGAGACAACCTCGTCAGAAAGCTGCTGCGCCATGTCAGAAAGCTGACGCACAATAA